GCTGTGTGAGCTCGCCACATTCTTCCATAGTAATAGTCATCAGTTGTTGTAATTTGTTAAGTGGGCTATTCTCCACGTTCGACCTCTTTTCTTAATCTATATGCGCAGTAATCTTTGCTCCACGCTTGCCAAATCATACCTGCTGCGAGACCATACAGCAGGGTTTGCCACCATGTGGTACTATTAGCACCACTTAGAAAGAAACTTACCATAAAGTCCGCTGCTATCACTGCCAGCACATAATCATACCAACGTATCATGTTAACTCCATTTCAAACAAAAAAATGTTGCGTGTTTAGGATCTTTGAATAAAACATATCTCAAGCCCTTGAGTCGCCATAGCCCTTCGTTGGTGGATCCGTATCGACAATACAGCCACTCAATGGCTTTTACCTTGTGATCCATGTTAAAGCCTATCTGTTCAAGATCTACTTCAACCATTGGTGCCACCTTCTTCTGCTTTTTTCTTGCGTCTTTGATAAAATCCTCCGGTGTATTGGATATCTTCGGTAACAGCCCCGGGCTGTTTTACAGTAACAGTACCCCCGTTTTTAAGATATTCATCAATTAACTGTTGGGATTCATTATCAACTTTTCTTGGTGTGGGATTCATTGTCATTTATTTTGTCCATCCGTGGTGTTTAAAAATGATTTGTACACTCTTGGCTTGGAAATAAGCATCTGCAAGTGCGTTATGCAAATCAGTTTGCATGTCCTTGCGTGGATCCTTTGGCATACGTTTTGTAATAGTACGAGCATCGCTAATCTGCCAAAACTGCCACGGAACAGGATTTCCCAGCATACGATACATATTTTCAAGGATTGTAATGTCAAACCCGTATCCTTGCCCCCAAATCTCATCAACACCTACAACCCATTTGTTGAGTTGTTTTAGTGCTTGTTCAACAGTAACAGCACCTGTTTGATCAAAGGCTTCTTCCATTGCTTTAGGATCTTGGCGTCCCCACCATTCGATAGTGCTGTCGCTTGATGTACGACCTAATTGATCTTGGTCGTCAATACAAATTTTAAGATAAAGTTCTGAGTGCGGTTCTGCGTCAGTAGTTGGATCAAATTTAACTGCACCAAGAGAAAGTACAGTTGCAGTAGGAAACACATCTAGTGTTTCAAGGTCGATCATGCCATGTGTAGCCAAAAGAAAACTCCTTGTTTGAATTATGTTTATAATAACACAATCCTCACAAGGAGTCAACTAGTTTATTTAACAAATGGCACTAAGTTAGGTGGAACCCAATTTGACGGTTTTAGTACTTTCCCGTCTGCACGTTTGATTACTTTACCAGTAACTGGATCAATCTTGGCAAAGTTAGTACGCATTACTTCTTCCCAAGCACCTTCTCCGTCAAAGCCGCCTGCTCGAATAGCACCCATAGTAACAACTAAAATATCTATTAGCGCATCTAGTTGTTCTACTCGGTCATTGTTAGCCAATGCTTCTTTAAGTTCTACATTATGTTCTTCATCGATGAGATCGATATACATAGCATAATTTTCTTCACTGGGAGGCTGGTCACACGCCGTTGCAAACGTGTCAATATCTTTAAATGGATTTATCATATTATACCTTATTGATTGACAAATGAACTAGGATCAACTGTAAATCCTTCGCCATCTTTGTATTCTTTTCCGATCATAGTACTTTCTGGTTTTGTATCCGACCACATTAAAATACTTTCGTTTTCTACCATCCGCACTTCTATTTCACCAGATCCGTTGTTTACATTAATACCACGTGTCCATCTACCGTGCTCAACTAGTATCCAGTCTCCGATATTATACGGATCGTTGTTTGTAGGCCCTTTATCATAGACCTTGCCCCATCGCGGATAAATTCCGCGACCAGTGCCATTGTCGTCTCTTAAAATAAGGCCGCGTGCAGTAGTTTGTTCGCCAAAGTGCATATCACTTACAATCACTTTGCTACCAATAGCTTTTAAAGTGCGATTTACTATTTTTAAATTGTGAGACATCACTTACCTTTTCTAATAAAATTTCCGTCTTCGTCTTCTTCCCAATCAGCAACTTCGTCTGCTGTTGCACCACTTGGTTGTCTTACAGGTGCAGTTTCTCTCTTGACTGATTCGTCCTTAACGCCAGTTGATTGTTCATAATAGTCTTTGAGAACATCTTCTCTTTTTCTAATGATCTTTCCACCAGGTCCTAACTCGTCGCCTCGGGCGTTTACTCTTGCATTTCCTACTGCCGGAGTCAACTCGTTGCGTGAAATCAAGAGATCTAAATCAACGTTTTTACCGTTTGCTGTTTTATAGATCTTACGACCCTTGCTTTTCATTGCCATTTAGTATCTCCTTGTATTGAATATTTAGTCTCTTAAAAATTCTCGCCAGTCTAAACTGTATTTCATACTATCTATTTTGTGTACACCTATTAAGTATAGCACATAACTAGCAACACTTGATCCTCTACCTACACCCCATACAATGTTGTTCTCACGCATAAAGTCTACGAGATAGATCATATAGCGTAGCAGATTGTACATATCGCGTTCGTCAAACGCTGCGAGTTCTTCGTATGCTCGCTCATATTCTATTGGATAAAGTACAGACATTGAATTAGTAGCATTTTTCATCTTCATTATTTTGCGCATACACCAATCATCTACGTCAATCCGCTTGTATTCGTCAGGCATAAACCACTCTGATTGGCACACACCGTCAAACGTCTTTTGATCTACATCTAAAGGAATATACTTTTGCAGCGTGTCAAAACCTTGTGCTTCCATAGCACAGTTGAACTGTTCTACATCATCACTAGGATCGCAGAGAACTACGTGGCATTTATCAATGTTGCCACTATAGATCATATCTATCAGATCACGATTAGAGAATCGGGGAATTCCAAGACTGTCAGTTTTTAATAACATAAGTGTATGTTAACTTATTTTTATTAAGTTGTCAAGTCCATTGTTGCCGTTTTGTTGTTGTTTTAATCTAGCACGAACTCTGCGTTCATCTAACTCTAATCTATATGTATCCAGCAACAGAATAATTTGATGTCTTACATCCTCATTTTCTGTAATGAAATACACACTGTTTAATTTTTGAATTTTTTGTTCAATTTGAGGATCACTCAACGACGTTATATCAGCTAGAGTAGGATGCATTAGCTAAACTGTCCTAAATATCTTAGATAAACGGTCACGCCGCCATCATAAGAAAATGCTTCAACAATAACAGGTGCAGTTGCCGAAGTTATTTCCAAAATATTACTGGTCCATGCAACGTTACCATCTGTCTTTATGTTGCCGCCACCTTGGCTACTGATAGTAACCAGCCTAGTAGTTCCGTCAGCAGTTATTATTAATTTCATATTAGCATAGTTGCTGTCAGTCGGCCAGTTACTGAGGGTAAGCTCAATATCATTATCGGCTCTAATTACATGCACATGCCCGCTAATCCAGAGTACAGTTTGGTCTGCAATTACCCCAGTAGAATAAGTAGTATTTATTTTCAGTCTAGTATCGAGTAATACTGCACCACTGATGGTGTTGCCATCAAAGTCGCTGCTTTGATCTATACGAACAACATTTCCTTGTAGATCATCTATTTCGGTCTTAGCAAAATCTAAGTTTTGTTTGATATTGAAAAAATTGTCTCGAAATCCCTGACTGTCATTATCACGTCCAGCTACTGGAAAGTTTTCATCTAAATTTGTTGTTGTAATATTACTTGCCATCTTTTTTTCCTTTTAACATTACTATTTATGTTAATTAAATGTTGAATTGATAATTTGCGAACAATACATATTGTTCATTGCTGTTACCAGTTGTAGTATCTACTATATATCTATCTATATCATAGTTGATTGTGTTAAAGTCGAATCCGTTGTTGAGCAAATTAGTTTTAACTGTTTCGCTATTTCCAGGTAATGTGTAAACAACTGGCACTGCAAACACATAATCTAAATCTGCCAAACTTCCTGCTTGAGGTGTTCTCATCCACAAAGGCAAAAAGTCTCTGCTGGATGCAGCTCTTGTACTATCGTCTAGCTGCATAGTTTTTATACGATCCCGCATATTATCAATGTTACTGATATACCTTTTAGTATTGCTGTTTTGATCTACTTGTATTGCATCGCTGTCAGTTGTAACAGTATTGCCTTTTGGTCTCCAGCGCCACGGCGCTCCGGCACCGTTAATGCTGTCTATAATTGTTGCACTTAGAGATATAACTTCGTTATTTCTTAAAAGTATTTCTATATTTCCTCCGGTGCTGTACACTTGTTCCACTGATCCGCTACGAGTTTGCACAGTTAAAGTACTACCAAACAAACTTAAATTAATTATTGTACCATCTGCTGCACTCAATGGAATAATTACACTACCATCTCTTACAGCAAAAATGTCGTCTTTTGGTTCGTATTTTATACTATCTGCGGTAATACGGTTACTATTATTTAAAATTCTAAATGCAGTTTGTGTTTTTCCTGCTATTGGTCTTGCAGGATCTTTTAATTCCAAGTATACAACTTCGTATATTATTTCATTCGAACCTTCTGCTTTTGCAACCGCAGTTTTAAGTTCGCCGATGTTATAGCGTTTTCTTTTATGATTCTTTGCAGCAGCACTTACAAAAGAACTTATATTCTGTGTTTGTATTCCGGCATATACCAATGTTTTGAGATCTCTTTGCACTCCAAAGTTTGGATCATTTGGTCTGTAGATAATTTTTGGATCTATAAGTTTTGAATCGTTTACAATATTCAAGTACAATGACTTTTCAGCAGGCTTTAAAAACGGCTTCATATAAATATTGCTATATGTTAAACTATCATCATCGTCGATAACCAATGTAAATGTTCTGCTGATCGCACTATAACCAAACCGGTCTCTTGCAAGAACTGTAAATGTATATACTCTGTCAAGTGAAGTTGTTGCGCCATCAAATGTTGTCGCGCCGTTGTCGAAGAAAGTTAGACCCAGCGCATCATCAGTTCCAAACACAGGAACTTTTCCAATTATTTCTCCGTTATCTTTAAAAATTAGTCCAGGCGGCAACGAACCCGCAGTTATATAATATTTTACAACAGCATCAGGCAACGAAGTGATTGCTTGTACACTAAGAGTACTTAATCTATTAGCAGCCAATGTTCCTAATTCAGCAGAAGATATCCATGTTATTGCACTGTCTACTTCGCCTAGAAGTTTTAATGTAAAAGTACGAGGTTTTTCAATGATATCAATTTCGGCTTGCGGAAAACTTTTACTAAAGAATGTTCCTGTTACGCCACCAAAACTAAGTTGTCTTGATTGATTAAGATTTCTTGCTAATACTGCATCTAGTTTAACTCGCTGATCTTGTAGCAACAATTCAACTATTACTTCTGCACTGTCGCTGGTATGAAACAACGATTTAATATAATTTGTATTGCGAGTTTGTGCAGTTGACGGTATGTGCATAATTATTTCAACTATGCCGTTAATACCTGTTACTGCATCGATATATGCTGGATAACTATTAAACGCTAGAAAACTTTCTAATGTATCTGTTACAGATCCTACAGATCCTGTGATACTTGTGTTTAATTCTATACTACTAGAACTATCTTCAATAGTAATACGATACTCTATGTAATCAAAGATACTTTGAATTTTATGCAATTCTGTATTACTAAATGATAATGTTTTTCCTATATAAAATGTAACATCGTTATTAGGCAGCGGCGACACAAAGAAATGATCGCTGCCAGCATTGGCATCTTCAATCAATGTCAACGGAGATCGGTTGAACATTGGAACAAGAGCAGAGGATAAGTAGATTATATCATATTCTTCATTGATTCCATCTACGCTTTGGACAGTATAATATCTACCTTCTATGGGTATTTCTCTTCCAACTAAACTTTGTAGATCGTCTAGTCCATCGGTAATAGTACGTGGTAACTTAGCAATTTTTATGCCCACACTGCCTGACATCACGTCTTCATAAAACGTACCAAAAACAGTAACAATACCCATGTCAGTATCGTTGCGTATTGCATTTACAGTAAACTTGTATTCTTTGGTAACTGCTGGCTGATAAGGAATAATGCCTGCAAGTTCTCCAGTTGATTCATCTAATATTAAGCCAGGTGGCAACTCACTGATCGATCCGTCTGTGTTGATCGGTTCCAGCAGATATCGAATAACTCCACTTGTGAGATTTTGATCCAATGTTTCTAAAAATATTGTTGTGTAATTGTTTGCTCTTCTAAGTCCAAGATCAGAATCTGTTAACCAGTACGGATTTCTTAAATAAGTTGCATCCGCAGTAAACACACCATCGGCAGCTTGCATAAGAGTGTTGTCACTTCTTACAAAGTCGTCACCTACTACATAAATTTGAAATCCACGTCTTGTACTACTTACATTATCAGAAGCAGTTACATAAAATTCGTATAATCTATTTAATTTTTTAGGTCGTCTAGTCGGTATACTAAAATCATAAGTTGTTGCATCGTAAAAGTATGTGTCTAATCCGTTGCTAGAAGGAATACTAAAATCATACGGAGTTCTTGCAAACACATCGCTGTCAAAGCCGCCGTCGCTGATATTAAATTCGAAACTCAACAACGGTTCTAATTGTCCTACGATCTTTCCTGATTCAGTAAGAGTAAGACCAGGAGGCAATTCGCCGTCGCCGTCTGCAATGTAGTATTCTAATATATCACCAGCAGGCAAGTCATTGTCAGTTGCAAACAATTGAAAATTGATTAAGCTGCTGTCTAAAATAAAGTATACACCGTTGGGTCCAACAGGAAGTCTTCCTTCGTTGGTAACCCAAACTGGTTGATCTGCACCTTCTACTATTAAATCAAATGTTCTGTCTAATATGCCTTCGGTGGTAGATGCTCTAACAACAAATTTACTAGCAACCGGTCTTGCAACTTCAAACGGAGTTCCTATAACAGTATTATCAACCAATCTCAACCCAGCTGGTAAACTTCCACTTATTATTGTTGTAGAAACACCTGACGTACTTACAAGCGGGAGTGAAATTTGCACCTGTGTTTTTTCTTGGAGTACTCCGAGCGATGTGTTGTTTGGTACTGCCCATTGTGGTAACATATTTTCTCCTTACACAATACTGCCGAGATCCACAGGAGTAGATGAAGGAGATTGAACTGACCCAAAATCAACACCAGTTTGCTCTATAATAAAATCAAGAATACTGTTTATTTCAACTGTTACGCCGCCCATGTCAAATCCTTCGACATATCTTCCAATGCGTTCTTGATAGTTATAACTATTGATATTTGTTAATGCTAGATTTGTGGTAGACACACCAATGGCACCGAGGTTATCTACACCAATAATACTATTATTGTCTGCATCAAGTGTTGTAGACAATACTGGAGATGTATCTTGTGCTAAATTACTGGTTATTGTAATTGTTTTTGTATTTTCATCGGCTTGTACAGAAACAGCATCACTTCCTCGAATACTGATATTTACGCCGTCGCCGGCCAACATACTACCGCTGTCTCCGCTGATTATAAAGCTGCTGCCAGTAGCAGTAGAATTGATTGTGATAGTGTTGTCGAACTGTATTAATGAAATATTATTACCTGCAACCAATCGTCTAAACTCAAGGGTCCCGTCCTGAGCAACACTAGCAAAAATTTCTGATCCTGCTGATCCTAAATTTACAGCATTAGGTATGATAACTGTGCTGTCGATCTCCTGAAAGTTTTGATTGATTTTGATAAATGCTTCGCGTAGATCATCGCCAGTTCCATCATTTGCTGCTGAGCCGACATTAATGTTTTGTATTGCCATGTTGTTCTCCGTTTTTAATATTTATGGCGTTATGCTACTACCCAAGCAGCATTGAGATAAACCATAAATGCTTCGGCGCCTGTTCCTTTTGGATCCCAAGTATTTCCTGATGCAACAGCTAGCATACCAGGATACGGCGATATGGGTTCATCACCGTATGTAACTGATAAATTGATCCATCCAGGCCCTACGTCTTGGGCTCCTGTGCCTACATACGCTTGATATGCATTTGTTGTGCTGTTATGAATCATGTACCCTGGTTGCAGCACTGGCAAGTTATTTCTATCTGTAGTTGTAGTTGACGGAATGCCCAATCCGCCTCCGGTTATTTTAACAATATCAGTTGTACTGCCTGGAACAATGTTTAATCCACCAACTAACGTGAATGTACTATCAGATGCATTTGTGGCAAAATCTGCACTTGTAACAGTATTATTAAAATAACCACTACTGAATCTTGCTGCATTACTTCCAATATCATACGATCCACTTACATTTGGAATAACTGATGCTTGTAAATCAATATTACTACTGCTTCTCAAAGACAACGCACTGGTCCCGCCAATTGCAAGAGTAGATCCAATTCCGCCATTGATGTTGATTATACCAGTACTTGTTAATGTTAATTCGCCAGTGATACTGATGTTACTAACACCAACAATAGCATTTCCAGTTAAATTTAAACTGTCCCCATTAGGAAGTTCTTTTAGTCTATTGTTATCATCCGTATCAAGAATCAGTGGATATCTGTTTGCCATTTGTTAAATCCTATTGTTTGTATATTTAGTGTAGATCTACCCAGTCGGCTGTACTATCACCGCTGTCTGCTGCATATCCCTGAAATTTTCCAGTTGTGATATTATATATCAGCATCCCTGTTGTAGGAGTTAATGCATCTATTTCTTCTTGTGTGTATTGAGTAGGGCCGGTATATACTTCTGTAAAATTATCATTGACTTTGTCAAACGCTGTACGTAGAGGATCTCCGTCACCTTTGTTTGCACTACTACCAATGTTTATAATCTGTTTTGCCATTATACTCTCCCTACAACTACTTCGACAATACCGTAGCCGTCATCAGTTTTTGTACCCACTGCTTTACCAATAACGGCGCCTACTCGCGGATCATTATCTACAATAGCATATCCTGCTACAGCACTGGTCACTAATAAGTCTCCTTTGGCCACTTTTCCTAATACTTTGCACGGTACACGTCCGGTTAAAGCAACGCCTATTACATATTCGCCTTCTAATGCACTGTTCATCAAGTGTGCAGGATTAGTTGTAACAACACCGGCCACTCTGCGATCACATTTTGCCTTACAGTCTGTAACTTCTGCATTGCCTCCGAATACTAATACAGTTCCTGGTTCATAGTCAGCATCGCCGAGGTAGTTTTCTGCTAAGTCGGCATATGTTGCAGCAGTTGACACGCCATTGAATGTGGTAGCCCATACTGTGTTCCATTTTCGTGTGCTACTACCAATGTCCTGTCCACTGTCTGTAGGTGCATTTGCACCTGGCAGTAATGCACCTGTCATTGATATAGCACCAACAGTTAAGTTTGTAATTGTTAGCGTATTGGTGCTTGGAACATATGTCAATGTACTGTCTGTGAACAAACTTAGATCGCCAGACGAGCTGGTGGTAAATGTTAAGAAATGCGAACTGGCATTCGTATTTCTAGTTGCTATTGCAACAGTATTTGATGCGGTAGCTCTTGTTGCTGTATCAGCGTTTCCAGTTGTATTTGCATTGATAGTTGCAGGTAAGCTAAACGTAATTGTGCCGCCGCTTTCTGATACCGTAACTTGATTCGCGGTGCCAGTAAATGTAATTGTACCGCCTAAACTAACGGCTGTGTTAGATGCGCCTGATGCAACTGTAATACTACTGTTTACAAGTTTATTGTTTGCAATACTACCAGCAAGTTGTGCATTGGTGATAGTACCATTGGTGATATTAATCCATCCATTGGTTGCAGTAAAGTTTGCACTGTCAAATCTTGCAAGACCCAACACACTTTGGTCTGGTGATAGAGGAGCAGTTGCACTTGTGGTTGCAGCTTGCATTGCTAGTTTGCTCTGACTAATAGCTGCACTAGCACTTACATCAGCGTTGATCACTGCTCCTGGATTGATTTGTGCTGAAAGAACTCCGGCTGTGTATGTTATGCTTATGTCGCTGGTTGCTGCATTGGTTGAAAATGATTCGTTGACCCATCTACTAGTTGAAGTACTGTAAATTAATATATCGGCGTTTGCTAATCCTGATATAGTAGTATCATTTAATTCTGCAAGAGTATCATATTTTGCAACTTCTGCATCTACATAGCTTTTGTTTGCAGCGTCAGAACCAGAGGTTGGACTGGCAAGGTTGGTAATTTGATTGCCGCCCATGCTAAGATTGCCAGTCATGGTGTCACCAGCCTTGCGTACTGCGCCGCCGCCGATTAAGTCGGCAATGTCAATTGCATCGCCTTCTCTATCCCATCCTAATCTAAAGTTGATGTAACTTTCAGTTGCTGATTCAGTTGCAACTGCATCGCTAGCAGCATTTGTAAAAGTAGCATCAGCAGAGAATTCGTTAACACGCACACCACGTTTAAATCCAATACCGTCAATGTTTGTAAGAACCAGTGCTGCGTTGAATGTAACACGCCCAGTACCTTGGTCAACTGTAAAGAACCTACCCACACGGAAGAAACCGTCCTGGTCAGTACTAGCAAAGAAACAACGCCCTCTGCTGCGTTCTTGTACCTGTGCTCTTGTGTTGAATCCGTTTTGGTCTAATGCATCTTCGCCTTCAACTGGTCTATTAACTGGTGCGCCAAAAATACGATCTGGGTAGTTGGTATCGTTGTATCCGCCGGTGCCGATGTCTAAGAAGTCATGACTTGTAGCACGAGTGGTACTGATATTAACAGTAATGTTAGCAACTTCACCTGATTCTAGTCCTGCTTTGAGAGCAATATTTGCACCAATTGCACTGCTTGCTCTTGTGGAAAGTCCACCGCCTACATAAGTTGGATGAATACTATACACATCTTCGAATGTTATTATAGCAAATGGAGTAGAAGTTGCTGTTACTGTTGCTTCAGTATATCCAGTGATTCTAAACACTCCGCCTGCCCATGTAAACAACATGCCGATTATGCGAGATTGATTGATAATTGAAAGTTTTGCCATTGCAACATTAAGATCGCCTTGTGTGTTTCCTAATGTTGTGCCGCCTGCAGGCACTGCACCAATGGTGCTGTCGATGGTATATCCAACACCAACAGCAAACAACGATTTGTCGTTGTCAACTGATATGTCAATATAGTTAAAATTGTCGTCGACTGTGGTTGTTGCCTGTTGTCCAACCGTGGGTATGCCGCTTACAATAGTATTTTCAAATGCAAGTGTTCTGTATGTAAATGTACTAAACTCATTGAATATTAGTGCAGTACTGGGTCTTGTGAAAATATCACTGCCGATGCCGTTGAACAAGAAGTTTTGTTTTGCTCTAAACACTGCAAGAGTGCCAAAATCTGTTTGCTCTTGTATTCCTGTATCAGCTGTTGCAACTCCACTGCTTAAATCCATACGCCATATTTTACGACGAATTTCTGAATTGCTACTGTCGCACAATGTAGCATCTAGTGTCAGCGGAATTTCAATTCCTGTGTCAGTAACACTTACAACTTCGTACGGCTGATACAGCCCTGTGTTGTGTAATATTTCAACTTCGCTGGCATTCAGCGGATAATCTGTTAAATCGTAGAGAAACAACGCAACATTATTTTCGTTGGCAGTAAAGTTACGTTTTACTATAGCAGATGGAATACCAACAGTGGTACTTCCTGATTCATATACATCGTAACCAGCTTGGAACGCTCCTATAACTTTTTCTACATGTACTGTTGTTGTTCCTGCACCACTGTCATAATTTGTAAATGCAACAAAGCCGCTGGTTGGGTTATCGCCGTCTTGAGTAATTTGTTCGCCTGAGGACACCAACGACGTGACATCTCCAGTAAACACAATCTCAGTATCCACTGCGTAAATTTTACCAGGTTGAACTAGATTTTGTGCCAGGGTTGCGATTCTTGCAACTTCATCTGGGTCACTGCCTTCTGAAACAAGTCCAAAATTACCGTAGCTGTTGTTACCAGTTAGCGATCGTATCTGCGAACCGTTGCGTGAGTAATATCCACAGTGTGCATAATATGTGAACACGCTCACTGCTTCCAGCAATGCATTGTTGTTGCCCACTATACCATAACCCAAATCGTTGATTTGAGTGTAGTCGTTTGACAACATTGATCGATAGCCAGCAGTCTGTAATACTATTGGCGTTGGGCCGCCTGGGCTGTTGATATCATCGTCAAATCCAAGTCCATTATTACTGCCTTCGTCAAGTATCAAAGTTGCATATGCAGTATCGCCTATAACTTCGTAATCTCTAACTGCGTTGACTTGATAACGCTTTCCGATCAACACAAAGCTAGATGGAGTTTGTGGTTTGCGAATCCCAAGTCCACTGGTAGCTGGCGCTTCGATTTGTAATTTATATGCATTGGTTTTGCTGGTTATGGTTACTGGCATGTTGCCAGTGTAACCATCTACATATTGTCCGCCAGCGAAAATTCTACCATTTATACTTTTTGAAAATATACTAGCAGTTTGCACATATGGAGAACGAGTACGAATTTGGCCTTCAGGATCCAGCACCATATGGAAGCCACCGTGCTTCTGTGCAGTATGATTACGCAAAATAGTTGCATCGTTAACAAGGAACATATCCATTTCGTCGTTGTTTTTAGCTGGGTTGAATCCATCCTCAAACGCATACAATACCAGCTGCACCAGTTCTGCTGCTTGAGTGGTGCTACCTGTTTCCGCACTCAAATTGCCATCGACTACTTGTGTTTCACTGCTGAGCGAAGGTGTGTATAAATCTCCAGCATCGTTGATCAATACTTTTTGTACAATGTCGTTAATATGATCAATAGCTGCCTGGCGTTCTTGTTCTACTGCAACTCCATAGTATGCACCTTGATTTCTTATACTAGCATATCTGTTGCCAGCAGTTAAATCATTAATCATTCCTTCTACAATTAATCTAGTGTCTCTTCGATATATTGCTTCATCATAGGTCAATACTGGGTAGGTTGCATTTACCCATGCTATAATTTCTTCAATAATAAAGGTTTTGTTCAATTGTAATAGTCTAGTTGCATCTCGGAAATTTCCAGGATTGCTTGCACCAAAACTACTGATATTAAGCGGCAAGTTTGGATCTTTCAAGTAATGATAACCAAAGTATCCAATCAAGCTGCTGTCGTCTTGATTATAATAACCTTCGCCTGCGGTAGATGTAGTTAATCCGTCAATTTCGGCATCACGATAGAACCATGTGTTTGCATGTGGTGATGCACTGGTACCAGGTGCTGGACGAATAATAACACGTCTTTGCTCGTCGCCTTTGATAGATATGTTGTCGGGCACACGCATAGGAAGTTGTTCTTCGTAAATTCCAGACTCAATATGTATAGTAAGCTGGTCACGTCTTACATACGCACCGTATTCAATCAATTCTTCTTCTTGGAATTCAAACGGAGTTAGCAGTTGAACTTCTAGTGTATCATAATCTGGATTACCAGAAGTTTCGGAACCGCGTTCGTATGATATGATTTGTCCAACTGCACCAGTTATTGCACCACGTACAATTTTTCCTGGAAAGATGTCTCGGTTAGGTACGTCTACACTGGGATTACCTGATTGAATAGTAAACTTGTCCGGTCCGCTGTGCAAATAAAGGTTATAATAATTGGCGCCTTCGACTCTATGGATGTTTGAATAATTTCCTGCAAAAATATCTAAAATTATATCAAATAAGTTGCTTGTTGCAATGTACCATGGATTTCCAGTTGTCAAGCTTGCACTTACCAAAGATGACAACACCACTGATTTAGCATATGCAATTGCAGCATTTCGTTGTGTATCTTGCCCAGGCAACGCAATACCCTGTTGACTGTTTGGATCTATCAGCAGTCTCAACCCTATAAAGCGAGTTAGAGTATTGTCCTTGATACTTGATGTACTTGCACTAATATCAATTCTAACACTGTCGAGGACGGTTCTTAGATCATCGCGGAATATCTGTTCGTCAAAAACAAAATCTGGATATTCTAATTTGATATAGTCGACAGTGTTGGTGATGACAACGTCAGTTACACTGGTAATTGTTGTTGTTGCGGTGCCTTGATCACTTGCAGTATTATATCCATATGTGGCAGGATTGCGAACATAACTTTGGTATACGTCCAATCCATCGACATATTGCAACGGCTGTACATAAGGTCCGATATCAGGAATAGAAGCTTCTTGTAACAGCTTTGCTCTTTCAGTGGCTACAGCTATAGTTTTATATGCATATGCTTCGCTGCGTCCTTCTTTGCCTGGGTCAGCGGTTCGTTGAAAGTCATCGCCGTCAGTTCTTACATACAAATTAACTTTGCTGGAAAACGAACTAGAATCAACATAATACTTTGTAGCAGCCTGTAAGTCAAATTGACTGTTTGGAGTACCAGCGCCCGCAAAGGGCGCAGGGTGATCAAACAATGTAAGTGCGCCAGTCATGGTATCGCCGTCTTTTTGCACCACTTCCTGTATTTGTGGTACTTGAGTACCTGTTGCTCCGGCAACAGTATTCAAGTGTCCAGTCATTGTATCACCGACTGTGTTTATATACTTGCTGTCAGCAAAGCCTTTGCTGATTATAAGGTTGTCTTCTGTAATAACAGGAGTTCCGTGAGTTGCATTCCATGCATCAACCAACGCACTTCTAGTGCCATCATTTAATAATATATTTTGTGTTGTTGTATTGTAAGCAGCGGCAGCACCGATATTCAATGGATTTTCTACCATTGGAGCAGGATCCAACTCAAGCTTTGTGTTGATTGCACGTACAACTAACTTATCTCCATCAATACTAAAAGCAATTGTATTGTCAAGATCGCCTGCATCGTTGGTTCCGGCATTTGATACTAGATCAAAGAAATCAAGACCAGTGCCGTCGGTTTTGACCAGTACTACCTTACCTTCATTTCCTACTGTTGTATTAGGAGTATCGTCAAGATTGGTAAATGATATTTGGCCGCCGAGTCCAAATATCGCGTACACCTCACCAAAGTTTTCGTTTACTTTACGAAAACTTTCACGAATGCTGTCGCCAGTGCCATCGTTGCCTTCTACACCGATATCGATTTCTTGTTTTGCCATTTATTTCTCCATTACCATTGTGGTACTAAATTATCCATATCAAAGTTAACACTAACTCCGCATCCGCAACTGCTTTTTGCATTAGGGTTTTTAATTTCAAAATTCGAACCCACTAGACTCTTTACGTAGTCTATTTCAGTTCCCAACAAGAACATCAAACTGTGCGCACCCACAATAAATGCACAACCATTTGAAGTTTTTACAACTTCATCGTCTGAATTTAAATCCATTGGAGTGGACACTGTCCCCCAATCATATTCAAAACCAGCGCAGCCGCCTCCTTTGATGTTTAAACTAATACCGTAGCACTCGTTTTCGTTGCAGAGTAAATCTATTTGCTTCTCTGCAGAAGGAGTTAATGTCAGTATACTCATTGTATGTTCCTTTCTAATATTTATGGTTATTTTTTATAATCTTAATGCAAACTATAAATATAATTATGTTTATAAAAGAATACAGTGTCGATACTTGGCATATGCGCCAAAGTAAGTTAGGAAATTCGCATACTTATAATAGAAAAAAACGCATGGTACTGATGCGATGCGATAACTGTGATAAAGAATTCACCCGCGAACGAGGTCAAATGGATCCTAAGCGGTTAAGCAACAACTATTTTCATGTATGCGAATATTGCGATGCAAAAAAATTCGCCCAGCGCAAAGGCGTTGAGCGAAAAAAGGTTTGGAATTTAACAGCTAGTAGCGATTTACCGATAGGTAAAAATTAATTTACTTGCCTTTACTACCGTGCTTGGTAGATTGTTTTAGGTTAGCTGCTTTTTTCTGAGCCCAAGTCTTTGCCATTATGATTTCCTCCAAATTGTATATGCACCGTAAGCGATTGCACCGTATGCTGCAAACTTAGCCAGTGGTCCTAGTACAATAAATGCTGTACCAGCAGCAACTAGCATTACGCCATCAACGGTTGATCTTTGCGCTAAACGCTGTTCTATCAAGTTTTTGATCATTTGATAATCTCCTTATTTGTTTTTCTAACACAGCAAGACGTGAATCTTGCTGCCTTACTTTTTCTTCCAACCCTTGCACATATGCTTGAGTAGGCACTCTTCTTTCGGCACCGTCTTCTCCCAGCACAGTATAATGGTCAACACCACTGCCCTTTAGTCCACCGAGGACTCTGTTAGGATTTTTTTCTCTTGATTGTACTGTAGCAGTTTTTCCACCGTACATATTATGTAAATAACTCATACAGTATTTATTTCTTTGA